TTCCGAATACTGTCAGAGGACTGGATTTCCTGATAGGAAACATTCAGCTTTCGCAGTCGCTCTTGAATCCGCTCCAAATCATGCTTGAACCAATACGCCACCAGAACGGGCTTGCCGTTGGCTGCCTCTATCAGGTCTTCCAGTGCATCCAGCTTTCGATCGTGAATGGGAATCACCGCTCCGGTGTCGTCATACACTGCACCATTTGCCAGCTGGGAAAGTTTGTTGGATAGACTTGCAGCGTTGGCAGCGGTAATCTCGCCATCCGGCAAGTCTAACACCAATTCTTGTTTCAATTGCTTGTATCGTTCTCTTTCTTGCTTAGAAAGACGAACTGGAACTTCTGTCAACAAAAGTTCTGGCATTTGCAAATAATCAATCGCTTTCATGGAAATGGTGATGTCTGAAATTTTATCATAGATTTGTTTCTCTGCCTGCGGCAAAGGCTTGTAAGAATAAACCACCATCCCATTTCGTTTATCCGGCTGAAAATAGGCTGTTCGATATTGTCCAATAAATCTTCCAAGCCGCTGTCCCATATCCAGCAAACGAAACTCTGCCCATAAATCCATCAAACCATTACTGGACGGTGTTCCCGTTAAGCCGACAATGCGTTTCACCTTTGGTCGAACTTTCATCAGTGCCTTGAATCGTTTCGTCTGATGGTTCTTAAAACCGGATAACTCATCAATCACCAACATATCGAAATCAAACGGAATACCGCTTTCCTCTACCAGCCAACTGATATTCTCACGATTCAAAATGCAAATATCCGTCTTTGCATGCAGGGCTTGTCTGCGTTCTGCGGATGTCCCAACTGCTACACTGTATTTCAGATGCTTCAAATGTTCCCACTTTTCAATTTCTGCTGACCAAGTATCCCGTGCCACACGAAGGGGTGCAATCACTAAAACACGGCGGATTTCAAAGCGGTCAAACAACAACTCATTGATTGCTGTCAATGTTGTGACAGTCTTCCCTAAACCCATATCCAGAAGAAGTGCTGCCACAGGATGCTCCGTCAAAAACTGAATCGCATATTGCTGATAGTCGTGTGGAATGAACTTCACGGTGTTTCACCTCCGACTTCATCCAAAATGGGACGGATTTGTTCCAGACTATCCAGACAATACACGGAAAAACCAACACGCTCAAGCTGTTGTTTTCTCCGGATTTGTAACGCCCGCATCTTCTCACCCGGAGCCTTTACTTCCACAAACGCAATTTTTCCACCCGGCATCAATACGATTCGATCCGGCACTCCATCCGTTCCCGGACTTGTAAACTTCCAACAAAGACCTCCTCTGGACTGCACCTCTTGTACCAACCGGCTTTCAATCATTTTTTCACGCATTTTAGCCACCTTTTCAAGTTTTTTCTTTTTTGGGGTGCTGGTCGATTAAGGTCAATATATAAAACCCCTTTTAGGCTGAAAATTTGGTAAAAATTACCTATAAGAAGAGTTTACGAAATGACCTCCTCCGACCTGCACCCCTGCCCATCATTCTAAAAATTCCGACTTGATTTTTACACCATAAACGATGATACCTTTCTTGGTTCTCTTTCGTTCAAACCCTGCATTTTCAAGACCCGTGTAAAAGTCCGTTGTACTCCTTGTGTACTCTCCATTTCTGGAACAATACGAACGATACTCCTGATACAATTCGCCTGATTTTTGCTGGTAGGTCTTATCTACATCACAGCAGTCTTCCAGAAATGCCGACATCCAGTCGTTGCTTTCCCGATATGCGTGGATTGCTTTTTTGACGCACTGTGGAACTTCCAGTTTGAATTGTCGGTCAATGACTTGTTTCGCTCCCTCCATCACCCAAGACAGAATTGCTCCGCCAGCGTGTTCGACCAGATAATCTGCAAAATTCTTGATGTCAGATTTCCCCTCCAGCTTTGCCAGAAACGGGATCACAATCAATCTACGCCACGTTCCATCATCGTTGGCTCCAACCCTCGGCAGGTGGTTCGTGTATAACACCAGCGTATGAGCAGGTGTATAGCGGAACGGATCCTTGTATTTCTTCTCCGCTTGGATTTCATCCGTGGAACAAAGCTGCTTGATGACCGCAGTATTCAACCGCATTCCTTCTTCCAGTTCTGCTGCAATGACCAGCCGTTTGCCCTTGAGTTCTGCCATTTCCGGCTTTACATTTCGCTTGCAGCCGACCGTCAATGCATCTGCGGACATTGTTCCGCTGTAACTTCCAAGCACCCGTGAAATGGCATTCCAGAAGGTGGACTTGCCGTTGCTGCCTTCGCCGTAGGCAATAATCAATGCCTCTTGATACACTTTTCCAATCGCACAAAGCCCGCAGATTTGCTGCACATAATCCGTTAAACTTTGATCGCCGCAGAAAAAGCAATGCAAGGCATCTTTCCAAATTTCTTCTCCCACGTTGTCCGGCGAAACAGCAGTCATTTTTGTGAGGTAATCCTCCGGATTGTGCGATCTTCCACCATTCACGCCTTTCTGCAAGTCATAGGTTGCTGTCGGTGTGTTTAGCAAGAACTCCTGACTGTCAAAATCTGCGATATCTTTCAGCAGCATCGGTTTTGCTGCTTGTAATGCCGAAGAGATGTACTTCATATCTCTGCGTTTCATGACGAAAGTTCGGTAAGTCAGGGCAGAACGATATTCGATGTACGCTTTTCTGCTGACGTCATCCACGGCTTTTTCCAGCACCTTTCCGCCCTTGGAAATTGTTTCAGCATCTACTCCGCTGTCCAGCAGCATCTTGTGTGTCATTTCCAGCGTTCGTTCTGCTTCTTCCAGCTGCTTGTCCAGAAATGCTTCGCATCTGCCAACAGCAGTCTGTTTCGATTCTACCCAGTGTGTTTGCAAATAGCATAAGTATTCGGTTGCATCTGTATAGGCAAGTTCGCCTTGTACCTGTTCTGCAAAAACTTTTGCTTGCCCAATATCGGAATAATCCTCCGGTCGCAGGCTATACATCTGCCCGTATAACTCCGGAGCAATATATCCGTCTTGTTTGGATACTCGCTTTCCGAAATTTTTTGCACTCTGCCAAATCATGTGCAGTTCTGATTCCGCCAATGGTGGGTTGCACTTTTCTGCTGCCTTTTGAAACAATTGATACGCTGCCTCTGTATTGCCATAACGCTTGATCAGTTTCCCAGCGATATGACTCATTGTGCTGTTTCTGGAGCCTTCTTGGATTAATTCCGTCTGAGCATCCCATTCTGCAAAAGCATCTTTTTCAAAAAATTCAGCAAGCGTCAGATTGCCTTGATACCATTCCACTTTTGGATTCTCCACACCAAAAAAGAAATGTGCCTCGTCCAGTGCCTTTTCATCGAAATAGGGAAACTGTTCCAGAACCTGTTTTTTCAAATTCTGTCGTTCTGTTACGGACATTCCTTTTTCTGCTTCAAAATAGACATGAAACTTAGGACGTGCAATTCTGTTTCCCTTGTTTTTCATGTGGTTTCTGCTATAGGCAACTGCGAATGCTACGTCTGAAAATGTCAATGCCAGTTCCAAAGGTGTAACCCAATCTTCTGGATTTTCAGAGTGGCTATTATCGCAATCAAACATCAGACAATCGCTCTCTATAAAGCTGGCATTGCTTCTTTTATCATCCGTGAATTTTGCAGAAACGTGGTCAAATTGCACCGCAGACTTCAAACTTTCCTCGTCAATTACCTCTACATCCTTCGGATATTTGATATTTTTTGCGTTTTCACGGCAAGTAGCAGTATAAAGCGTAAATTTCATTTCTTTGCCTCCAGTTCTGCAATCAGCGTATTTGTCTGACTCATAATTCCACGCACTTGCTTTTGTATATCACGCAAAGAGTCCATAGTAATTACATCTCCAGACTGTTCGCCATCTTGCCCCGTTAATAAATAATCTGTCGACACGCACAAGTAATCCGCCATTTTTAACAAAAGTCTCGGTGAGGGAGCTGTATCACCTTTTAAGTACAGAGAGATTGTTTGCGGTCGAACTCCAACATGTTCAGCCAGTTCTTTTTGTGTAATTCTTCTGCGGTACGTTGGATGACGCTCCATCAATTTTTGCAGTATTTGTGGGAATTGATACATTACTCTATTTCCTCCAATTCTTCTGTAAAATACCGAATGGTCATATGCCGCCGCTTTGCCCATTTGATTTCCTGCTGCACCCCCTCCGACCGCACAGAACCAAATACCCACAGCTGGGCACACTTTGACAGCAGTACCAAATTCATGAACATCGCTGTCTGACGATCTTCACCCAGACTGTCATCCATGAACTGCGGAAACAGCAAGTGAGGAGCGATAGGGACATAGTGGGTATCTACCGCAAAGCGGCTGTATCGTCTGGCGTTTTCGATATTGTCATTGATGCAGCCGTGGGAATAGGGAGAACAAATGTATACCAGCGGTCGATAAGCGGCAGCTTTTTTCGCCCTGCGTTCCTCTCGTTCAATACGGCTCAGTGCCTCATAAGCAGTGAGATCAATGTATCCCTCGGCATTATACCGATTCATGCAATACTCCTTTCAGCCGTTTCTGTGTGCAAGCATCACAGTAAACAGCACTGCTGAAAATGTCAAAGTTTTCTGCTGTCCAGAAAACACTCAGATCCACTGGTACTTCTGCACCGCACTGCGGGCAGCGACAGTATACGTTTTCGTTGTTGATCTCCACGGAGATACTGGTGGTGTCATTCAGATTTTCTTTGATGTAAAACATATGGAATCCTCCTTAGTCCTTCTTGTAAAAGCTGCATTCATATCCGTCTGCCCGAAGCAACAGTCCCTTTGCCCAGTCTGGCGTTATCGCCATCTGCTGACAGATCTCATCCAGCTTTATATCTTTCGGGCATTCGATGATCATTTCATCGTGAATATGACCGACAATGAAGTATTGCGATAGTGTCTGCATGGAATAGAAGAGCAGATCCCGTGCGGTTGCCTGAACAATGTTTTCGACCAGCTTGCCGGAGTAAGTTTCCAAGCGTTCCCACTTCTTCTGATTGCCGATTCCCATATAGGTAACGGACTCACCGCCGAAGCGATTTTCACCGATGCGTGGCTTGACATATGCCAACCGTCTGCCAGACAGCAGCTTGATAAACAGAAAACCAGATTCATAAGAGAAGTGAATGCCGTGGGTCTCTGTTTCGGTTTTATCCCGCACAGCTTTGATGGCAGCATTTTCTACGTCCCACCACAATTGTACAATGTGTGGAGAAGCAGTTCGCCAGTCCGTCACAATTTGCTTCAGTTCTGCATCGGACATTTCCGATCCGCCCATGGCTTTCATTGCTCCGACCGAGCCGCCGTAGCCGCAGTTGTGGACAAGTTTTCCCGATACGGTAAAACGATGATGTCTTCCGGCATTTTGTATGTCATAAAGTCGAGCCGTGCGGCTATGAGTCTCCAGCATTTTCTTTTCTCCGCAACGGCATTTTCGGCATCCTGAATAATTTCTTCTCGTGTCATCCCGCTGGATAATTTTCGAATAGTGGTACTGTACGCATAAGGCCAGTAACTTTGGACGAATTGTGTTAAGACGGTCGTCCGCTTGTTCAAATTGTTTTCTGTATGAGTAACAAACCTGAGATTTTCCGGAGCATAGTTTCCATTGTCGTCGATCCTGTCGATTTCCATTGCCTGTTCTGGTATGCCAAACTTGTTTATCAGATACAAACCTGCCGCTGTCACAGAAGGAAAATCGAACCGAATCCCTCTTGCACCGTAATTGGAATATCCTGCATCTTTTGGGTTTTCGCAGCGTTGCTTTGCTGCGGTTAGTCTTTTTTCGAGCCAGAGCGGAATTTTTCTGGGCTGAGAACATCTCTGACAACCATTTGATTTTCCTGATGTAAGGTTGGAAAGTAGCGTCCACTGCTTCGAGTTGCATCCGGTGCATTCGGTCAACACATAGCAACGGTTCCATGTTTTGCTCCAGCGTTTTTCCGCACTGATAATTTTCACCCAGCCGTATTGATTTCCCACCATCTCCGGTTTGTACGAGATGTGAGCCGCAGGAGGCGGCGATTCCAAACTGTATCGGCCGTGATTGCCCTTCGATCCATACGAGATGATCTGGGGTTGCTGTAAGTCCTTCATAAGTAATCACCTCACGTTTGCCCTTGTAAATGACACCTTCATGGTGTACCCATTGTTCTCCATCCCACAAGAGGTCATCTGTAGTCACTTTCTCAATCGGAATCAGCCCATGATCGGTAAGCACCAATTGTCCTTCTGCGATGCAAGCCAATTCTGCGACCTTGCCTTTCTGCCGAAGATGCCCGTTGATGCCATGCTTGACTACTGGCACACCGAAAATCTTAGATGCTGATGCACAGTAGATGTCCTTGCCCTCTGCGAACGCCTGCATTCGCCACGTTTCACCGGCAAGCCACGCAATCACTCTTGCTTCAATCGCCGAGAAATCTGCCACGAGGAATTTGTAGCCGGGCTTTGGCACGAACGCCGTCCGAATCAGCTGTGAGAGCGTGTCCGGAACATCTTCATACAGCAGTTCTACCGCCTCTAAATCACCAGACTTCACAAGCTTCCGTGCATCTTCCAAATCGGGAAGATGATTCTGTGGCAGGTTTTGCAGCTGAATGATACGACCAGCCTCGCGCCCCGTACGGTTCGCTCCGTAGAACTGAAACATTCCTCTTGCACGACCATCCGAGCAGACGGCGTTCTGCATAGCCTGATATTTTTTGACCGAGGATTTTGATACTTGTTGTCGCAGTAACAACACGGTTCGCAAGTCCGGCGAAGCGTTTTTCAACTGTTCCTGTACTTCTTTTTTGCCCAACGATTCTAACTCCAGTCCGTGTTCTGCCAGCCATTGTTTCATTTGCTGAACAGAGTTCGGATTGTCCAAGTCGGTCAGATCTTTCAGTTGATGCAGCAGCTTGTCTTTCGTGAGCGAGTCCATGCGGATTGCCTGTTGCACCAACTGTAAATCCAGTTGTACTCCTCGATCGTTGATGGACTGGTCAAGATCGTACTCTCGCCAGACAAATTCCGGCACAGGAAACCGAGCAATTTTTTGTTCAATCGCTTGTTCCGTCTCCACATCCCGTTGGTTGTATGCCTGAAAGACGTTCCATTTCTCCGGAGCATCGGCAGGGGCATGAAACACCGGAATGCCGTTTACATGATCATACGGTACGCAGAAATAGCGAATTAGGGCTTTGCCATCGGACATTTTTTGTTGCTGTAACTGTAGAACTGCTCCCACGCTGGCAAGGCTCAGCGGCAAGCCCAGATAGGCAGCTGCCACCATCGTACACCGCCATGCTTTCGGGCTGAGATAGTTGCCGCAGGCATCCTCTGGTGAGCCGTAGGAGACGAAATGTTCTGGGTAGTTTCGCCGCAGCCAGACCGACAGGCATACCCGTTCAAAGCTGGCGTTGAAGGCGTGCTTCTGGATGCGGTCATCGGTTAGGGCATTTAGGATTTCTTCTGGCAGCCGCTCGCCGCAGGCAAGGTCAACCACTTGCACCGGGGCATCGTCTACGGAGTACGCAAAAAGCAGAATATCAAAATACGGGGAATCCGCATAGCGGTAAACCCCGGCTTTTGTAATATCCACATCACTTTTTGTTTCTAAGTCAATCATCAATTTTTGCATTGTTACACCTATTACCCACCCGAACGGATACTCCGTCAGTCGCCCACCCGACATTTTTGCTTACTTGTGATTCTTGAAACGATCAATCAGTGCAGCAACGAAAATTGCTGCCCAACAAAACATTGAAATGCACCAAAAAACCGCAATAACAACGGAAAGAATTGCCCCATTTTTCTCACCATCCTTATTACTAAATTGCCATTTTAGTTAATCAAGGAAATCGTCACTTTCAAGAGCATCGAAATCATCAGCAGCATTGGTACGTCCACTAAGCGGTTCACCATCTCGTACCTTCTGAATATTACCCAAACCGCAGGCAATGCCCTTATTTCCGTTGCTGTTAAACGCATAGAATGTTACCGCAACTCTTGCATAGCAGCCACTGTAGACTTCATTCTGATCGAGAATCGGCTGTACCTGCTGGTCAACGATCTGCGGAGGAGTGGTGCTATTTGCATTGACAAAATAGCAGTCTTTGTACACTTCATCCTCCGGGCGTTCCGCATCGCCATCTCTCAGCGGCAGCTTCAGAGCAGCCTTACTCGGCTTCTTTCCTCCGAACTTTCCAATGCCATCTTCAATGGCAGCATCAATTGCAGTCTGAATTTTTGCAAGAGTTGCCTTATCAGACTTCGGAATCAGCAAGGAAACACTATACTTTGCGGCACCACCTTTGATGGATTTCGGTTCCCAGATGTTTGCGTAACTCAAACGCACAGTTCCTGTAATCACTTTTGTTTTTCTTTCGTTTGCCATTTATTTTTCCTCCTGTATTGTTTCAAAATCTTTTTCTGCGGAATTCCAAACCGGACGCTTGTCCGAAATTGGTACAAGTGCAGGCTTACCCGGCGGTTTGTATGTGAAATTCCCAAGAATTTCATCGAACTTTTTCTTTCCGCCAAGCAGCTTTGTCATTGCGGTAATTCCCAGCAGTTCCGGTTCGTTGTACGGATTTTTCCCATAAGCCTTGACTTTTTCAATGACCTTTGCCTCATCGGTATACTTTCGATTCGACCGACCTTCCACAACTTTGTACCCATTCCACTGTTTGCCGGAAATTGCTCGCTGCAAAGCATATTCCTTGATATCGGATGCCCATGAAACCAATTGATCAGCTTTTTCCAATACTGCCTCGATTTCAGTATCCACCAGCATTTCCGGGGGAGCGAAGTCATACTGTGCCAGCTGAAGATTGTATTCTGCACGTTTTCGGCAAGTTGCCTTCACTTTACAAAACCGACAGTGTTCACCAGCACAGAAATCTCCCTCGCCTTTGGATGCAAGTTCTGCTTTCGTTTTCAATTCTGTTTCTGCCCAATGCAACAGTTCAGAAATAGGCATAACGCATTCACTAACGCTCTGGATTCTCGGCTGAAAAATCACCATCCGGATTTCTGCAATGTCATAAAGGGCATCAAATAGCTGCAATGCACCCAGAGCATACAGCATCATCTGCGAGTTGTGATCAGCAGATACTGCTACGCCCTTACCATACTTAAAGTCAATGACAGTCAGGACATCATCTGCAACAATCACACAGTCGCCCGTGCCAAAACCGCTGGGAACATATCGGCTGAAATCCAAACGCTGTTCCACTAAAACAATCGGTTCTTGCAGATTTGCCAGCTGTTCGGCGATGTATTGGGCGTAGCTGTCCGTACAGTCCTCCATTTCTGCATCGTAGAAGTCTAAGTTCTCCGTGGGATTAGATGCCGGATTGCCAAGCAGTTTTTGCACTTTGTACTCTGCCAACTCGTGAGCACACGTGCCTTCACGAGCATAATCAGTGACTTTATCCGGTAAAACCGCACAAAGCTGTGCGGAGGGCGGACACGCCAGCCAACGAGCACTGGATGAAGCAGAAAGCACTGCGTGTAAACGGCTTGCATGATCGTTAAGTTTCAATCTGCTTCGCCTCCTCTAACAAGGACGCATATTCTTCGGGAGAAACACCAGACAGCTTTGATGCCCCGTGTTTCTGAAGCAGTGCCTTTACTGAATCTGTAAAACCAGAACGTGACTTTTCTGCCAGTACCGCTCGAATCTCAGAAATAGAAACTGTCGGCGTATCTTTCACAGACACCGGCTTCTGTACAGCCTCCGTATTGCCTTCTTCCGGCGGATATACCTGCTCAAATGTCTGTACTTCCCGTTCTGTCATGGTTTCCGCCATAGTTTCCAATTTGTCTGCCAACTGACGGATCACATGAATCACATCCAGTAATGTTGTAGGTTCTTTACTCATTTTCTTTGACCTTCTTTCTTAGCATTTTTGATGGGATTTAGAAACACGCCATCATGCACCACCTCCTTCCATAAATGCAGTCGAAAAAATCAGCATAAAATCGAACCCTATCAGTAGAAAAATCAAAATTTTTTCTTGATTTGGGCTTTGATTTTCGCCATGCGATGCCGAATTGCCGTTTCCGATACGCCTTCTTCTCTTGCTACCTGTGTCATAGGGTTTCCTTCCACGACCACTCTGCGATAGGTATCCTGCTGCTTCAGCGTAAGACTGGACACAACCTCATGCAAACGCTGGATTTCCAAAGATTCCACTTCAGTATCGACAGGTTTTGCACAATGTTCTTTCACCTTTCGCTGTTTCAGATTACGATACACCTCACGGTCATCCAACTTGTGCAAAAAGTCGATGATCTCAGTGCTTACACCCTGTTCTCCCGGATGCAGCACAGCGACTGTTCCATCTGCAAAGCGATAGATATAAACGGATCTGGCTGCTGTTCTTGTTTTACGAAATTTCATATACATGACTCCTTTCTGATTGATAGAAGTCAGCTTGCAAAAAAACTCAAGTGAAGTCAAGTATATGAAACAAAAATAGCCGAACAGCATATAAAACAGTCGTCTCATATACTATCCGGCTATTTGGTAGTCAAATCACTCCGTTGCTCGGTATATTATCTATCTCTTATCAGCCATGCACATCTCGGATCTGCAGGAAACTTTCACGATATTCCGGCAGTTTGGGCATTTCAGTTCAATAATCACTGGAATTTTAGGTAGCACAGAAATATCAAAGGCACGTTTCCCACATCTCGGACACTTCATCTTATACACCTGCTCACACCTCCAATATCAGTTCACTGTATGGCAGTGATTCTGCCCACTTGCAAAATTCATGCCACTCATCAAGTTTATGATTTTTTCTTGCTTGGCAGGCATTTCGCAGCACTTCATAGTTCAACACTACAGTTCTTCGCTGATTATAACTTTCCGGAAGCATCTGAATCATCTGCCACCAGTAAATCTTCTTTTTGGTTTCCAAATACTTTTCTCGTGCTTTATTGAGGGCTTTAATTGTGTACATAAAATCTTTGAGAAACTCTGTTCCTTCCTCGGTGCCATTAAACAGATATTCGCATGAAAAATCGTTCAATACAAATTCCTTTTCAGCAATTTTGTGCATTGTAGAGCAGGAATCGGTAACCGTTCCGATTTTGTACGTGTCAAATTGTTTCCACCAATAGAAAGGTGCGATTATATCACAACTCACTGTAATCATTCGCATAAATTTCCGATGATCAGTTCCTGCTCGGACTAATTTTTGCATTAAGGTCAAATCATTATCGCCAATGCAAAACGGATTCTTGCCAAGATTAGTCCAAGCCCACCCACAATGAGAGCAACCAGAATTGTTACATTTGGCTGTTATGGGTTCTTTGCAATAACAACTGTCTGATTTTTCCCAACTATTCATCGGATTTCGCATTCCCCGTATGGCCGCTTCCCATCCATACACCTCTGTGTTTTCGACTTTTATCATGCCAATCCCTCCATAAATGCCGCCATAACTGCATCTGCTGCTTCATCAAATTGAATCAAACACCGCTTAAACAATTCAGTCTTGAAAGATGCCATTGTGCGATCATCCATTGCACCTTTTTCACGCAGTTCTAAAAGTTGCTCGTTCGTAAGCATTGACCATAGCAGTTCTAATGTTTCATCGCTCATTTCCAATTACTCCTTTTCGTATTCTAATTCAATCAGCCGCTTTATCGCTGCTAAAGCTGTGTCAATTGCTGCAACATCAAGGCAAAAAGCGTTATCTTCTTCGTCTCCAAAATCAGCTGCAAAGCCCTCACGGTCGCAACGTAAGTCTTCCAGTTGCCCGACTGCATTTATCAATTTTTCAATGGACAGCTGATTCTTTTTAGTTTCCAAATCACCTTCATACCAAATCGAACTCCCATCTTCACAAACCGCAATTGCCGTTATATCTGGCTTGAGAGCAACTGCTGCGACAGTCATACGAATCTCCTCTGATTCAGCACAGTTTGTCCCGATAAATGTCATTGATGCGGCATCTGCATACTTGTCAGCAATCTCAACAATCAGCTTTTTCATGTTTTGCCTCCTGATTTAACTCCATCAGTTTTTCCATGTACCACTCTGCCTTTTCTATATCTTCCGGTCCATTTTTCCGACTTGCACGAAAACGGTATTTATATACATTGCACATACAGAAATGGCGAACAGCATCTACGCCAAACAATGCGATCATCTCATCAATGCACTCGTACTTTCCTTGATAGTGAAATGGATGATTCACATTATCCGGACTCGGATGAAGCCCGATACTTTCCTTACACATTTTCTTATTCACCACCTTTCAGTTCTTTCTGACAGAAACCAGAACAGCATATCCCTTCATCTGTTATCTGTATTGTTTTCTGCCCTGTATTCTCGCAAACAATGCCACCCTGTTTCTGCGTAATAACCGCAGCAGGTGTCCAGACGACTCTTGTGTTTTTGGACTGGTTTGCATATTTGCAGTTTACACAATCGTTCATTCTGCCTGTCCCCATTCAAAAATTTCTCCAGTTGGTTTCTCATTGCCCCACCGCAATTTTCCATCTCTTGTTGCAAACCAGATATTTTCTTTCGGAATCATTCCGAAAATTCCATACAACGCTTTTTCAATCTCACTTGCATTGTTAAAGTCACGAAATACATTCAACT